GCTGGCCTTTTTTATTATGGTAGAAAGTATGCACTTAAACTACCACAGGTTAGAGACACCTCAGTGTAGGATCTCTAGCTAATTCCCTTGACCTTAACCCGCTACGGTCCGTTGTAGTCGGTCAAGGAATGAATACTGGTATGGCGGAACCATACTAGACTCGATTAATTAATAAACAATGCCTTTTTATACTAACACAACAACAGGTGGAGTAGTATATAGTTCTCCTGTTAAAGAAACAAAAGTACTAGCAGAACAATGGGAAACAGATGCTGCTGGTTATGGTCCAGCTAGTTCTCAAACTGCTGCGACAGATGAGGGTACTACTTACAGAACAGTTACACCTTTAGATGTTGCTATCGGTAAATATGAAAGATTAATTCTTAAGTATCGTATTCATTGGCTTCAGAATACTACTGGTAGAGCGAAGTTCAAATTAGATACTCCAACAGTAACTTCTATTCATTCAGCAGCTTCTGGATTACAACCTGATAGTGCCTTGTTTGCTGACCTAGATTTAGCAGCTGACCCTACAAAAGACGTAAATGTTGCTGGTACTGGTGGTTTCTTTGAGTGGGAATCTATTATAGAAAACGGTGCTACAGATGGTACTGTTAGCTTTCAATTTGCACAGTATGCAAACAACGCAGCTCCTACTATCATTCTTGAAGGATCATACGTTGAAATTAAGAAGTTCTAAATAACTTCGGATAAGGAGCACCTCAGTGTCGGACTCCTTTTCCTTTGGCTTCTGGCCCTCTACGGAGGATACCCTCAAGCCGTCTAGACGGTGGGATAGACCACAACAAAATGATCAAAAAAATTTACGTGCGTAAGAAAGTAAACTAATACATTAATTTAATATAATGGCACAAGCCACACAAACCGTATTAGGTACAATTAATAAAGTTGTATCAAATACAGGGGGTGGTAATTACGATAATAAGTATGCAACCTACCTCAAGCTGTTCTCAGGTGAGCTATTCAAAGCTTATGAGTCAGCAACAATTGCAAGAGATACAGTACAAAGACGTACTCTAAAGAACGGTAAATCATTACAGTTCATATTCACAGGGCGTATGCAAGCTGCATATCATACCCCAGGTACACCTATCCTTGGATCAGGTGATCCTCCAGTAGCTGAGAAGACCATCCAATGTGATGACCTACTTATCAGTAATGCATTCATCTATGACCTAGACGAGACTCTTGCTCATTACTCACTTCGTGGTGAGATCAGTAAGAAGATTGGTCATGCTCTAGCTGAAGCATATGATAAGAAAATCTTCAGAGCTATTGCATTAGCAGCACGTGATACTCATCCAATTAGTGCAGCTCCTGGTCCTGAGCCTGGTGGATCTCGTATCTATCTAGGATCTGGTAAAGAGTATGATGCACAAGCACTAGTTGATGCTTTCTTTGAAGCAGCTTCTATCCTTGATGAGAAGAACATGCCTAAAGCTGGTAGAACAGCTGTGCTATCTCCACGTCAGTACTACGCTCTTGTTTCTCAGGTATCTACAAATATCCTAAACAGAGACTATGGTAATTCTTCAGGTAATCTAACATCTGGTGAAGGTCTATATGAAATAGCTGGTATTCAAATCAGACGCTCTAACAACCTACCTTTCAAGGCTGGTACTGTTAATGCTGTTACTGGTGAGAACAATGACTACTCTGGAGCATTTACAAACCACGCTGGTCTAATCTATTATAAAGATGCTGCTGGTGTTGTTGAAGCAATTGGTCCTCAAGTTCAAGTAACTTCAGGTGATGTTTCAGTCCTTTACCAAGGAGATGTTATTGTCGGAAGGTTGGCAATGGGCTGCGATTCACTTAACCCTGCTGCTGCAATCGAACTAGTTGCTGCTGCTTCTGGCGATTAATAGGAGGTAATTATGTCTACCGTTCCAGGTGCATGTAAAGTATTCACTGTTGCAATAAACAGTGGAATAGGTGTTGTTGGATCTACAACAAAGAATCCTCCTAGTCCTCTTGAATATGGTCGTCAAATATTAAGTGGCGATCTTTCAAATAAAGGATTAACAAACTGTTAATTTAATAATTTAATATTATGGCCGCATCCGTAGCAAAAGGGAACGCTGGTGTCTGCACAACAGATGCTAGTCGGATCTCTGTATCAAAAACAAGTGGTGCCGCAGGTGACTCTGCAGTTAAGTCAGTAACGAAGAATCTTCGTCTGCCTTATGTAGGTGTTGAATGTAACATCACTGATGTTTAACACAATTGGGGGCTTCGGCCCCCTTCTTTTTTTATATGTAATTTAAACTATGCCGACTACAATTGATAACGAGACAGAACTCTCCGCAGTAAACTCAATACTAGGGAGCATAGGGCAGTCTCCTATTTCCACTCTAACCTTTGAGAATCCAGAGGTTGCATTCATCTATAACTTACTTAGAGATTCTAATATTGACGTACAGAACGAAGGCTGGCACTTCAATACAGAATACCATGTAACCTTCACAACTAATAATGATGGTAAGATACCTATCACTGATACTATATTAAAAATAGATGTATCAGATGGATGGAAATCGAGAGAATATGATGCAGTAATAAGAGATGGATTTTTATATGATAAATTAGATCATACTAATATATGGATAGATGGTACTTTCTGGGCTGGTAGTACAGCTTACACTAAAGGTACATTAGTTATAAATAGTGGTAATGAATATCAGTGTACTGTAGCAGGTACTTCAGCTGCTTCTGGAGGTCCAACACATGCTTCAGGTACAGCTACTGATGGTAGTGTTACTTGGCAATTTGTTAAGTCAGCACTTGAAGAAGTAGATTTAGATGTTATTTATCTATATGAATTCACTAAACTACCTTCAGTATTTAGACGATACATAACTTATAGAGCATCTAGGATGGCTGCTACACAGCTTGTAGCTAACCCTCAACTAGTACAACTACTAGGTACACAAGAATCAATGGCTAGAGCTGCTTGTATGGAATATGAATGTAACCAAGGTAATCATAGTATGTTTGGATTCCCAGATGACAGTGCTATAACTACTTATCAACCATGGAGGAATCTTAGAAGATAATGGCTGGAGTATCTCAACAAATCCCTAGTTATTATGGTGGTATATCAGAACAGGCTGATCAGTTAAAGAGGCCAGGTCAAGTAAAAGATGTAGTAAATGCTATACCTGATATAACATGGGGATTATATAAAAGACCTGGTAGTAAAAGAATAGGGACTAATAAACTAACTAATGTACAGTCTAATGGATCTTGGTTTCATTACTATAGAGATGAGACTGAAGGTAGTTATATAGGACAGATAGCTAGTGATGGTAAGGTTAGGGTATGGAGTTGTAATGATGGTACAGAAAAGAATGTCTGGTATCATACAGATAATGCTATATATGATTCAGGTAATCCAGATCATACTGCTATAACTACTTACTTAACTCCTAGTAGTGCTACAGCTACAGAAGACTTACAAGCATTAACTATAAATGATACTACTTACTTAACTAATAGAACTAAAGTAGTAACAACTACTGGTACAACAACTGCTAAACCTGATGCCTATTCTGCTTATATAGAAATACTAAGAACAGAGAATGGTAGACAGTATGGTTTAAATATCTCTACTCCTGATGGTCTTAGAGATGATACTCTAAATAGAGCTACAAGAGTAAAAATTACAAGTGATACCTTAGATGAAAGTTCTGGTACTGGTAATTGTCCAGGTATAGGTACACAGGTATTTAGTAAAGATGATGGGGATAAAAAGAATTTAATATTCCGTATAACTTCATTAGGACAAGTATCTAATGTAGAAGGTAGTTCAACTTCATTCAAATGTACTTATAATAGAGAGATAGATTTACTTCATGGTGGAGAAGGTTGGGAAACAAATGATGAGGTTACAGTTACTTTAGATCAAGCTCAAACTAATTATGATTATGTAATACAAGTAACAGATCATGAAACTGCAACACTTAAAGCTGATGTTAAATTAGTTAGACCTGCACCTACACCATTTGATGCTGAAACAGCAGTAACATTAGATACTGTATTAGGTGGTATTAAAACAGAATTAGCTGGAGTAACTGTAGATGGTGCTGCTTTAAATGTAGAGATTATAGGTAATGGTTTATATTTATCATGTACTAATCCTTTTGTTGTAGAAGGTACAGATGCTGACTTAATGAGAGTCATGCAATCTGAAATAAATGATGTTACTAATTTACCTAATCAGTGTAAGCAGGGTTATATAGTTAAAGTAACTAATGCTAGAATGGCTGAAGAAGATGATTACTATCTTAAATTTGTTGGAGAACAGAGTTCTTCAGGTACTGGCTCTTGGATAGAATGTGCTGCACCTGGTATTATAAAGAGCTTCAATGCTTCTACTATGCCTCATATACTGCAACGTCAAGCAGACGGAGACTTCTTGCTTAAAGCTGCTACATGGGCTGATAGAGAAGTAGGAGATGATGCTACTAACCAAGCACCTTCTTTTGTTGGTGATCCTACATATACTAGTAACGGTATAGCTACATACTCAGAAGATAGAAAGATTAATAAAGTACTATTCTTCCGTAATAGACTAGCTTTCTTATCTGGTGAGAATGTTATATTATCAAGACCTGGTAACTTTAGTACACCTAACTTTTGGGCTGAGACAGCTCTAACAGTTAGTGCTGTTGATCCTATTGATATATCTAGTAGCTCTATGTTTCCATCAGATTTATTCGATGGTATAGAAGTTACTGTTGGTCTTGTAGTATTCAGTAGCAACCAGCAATTCCTGTTAGCTTCTGATGATACTGTATTGAATCCTGATACAGCTAAGTTAAAGAGTATATCTGCATTTAACTATAACACAGTCATACCTCCTGTATCTTTAGGGATGTCAGTAGGTTATATTGATAACTCTGGTAAGTATAGTAGATTCAATGAAATGAGTGTCATTGAACGAGAAAGAGATCCTGTTATAGTAGAGACAAGTAAATTAGTACCAAGTTTATTACCTAAAGATATAGATTTAATAACTAACTCAAGAGAAAACCAAATTGTATTATTTAGTAATACTGCATCTAAAATCGTATATGGTTTTAAATATCTATTTACTGGAGAACAGAGACCTCAGACATCTTGGTTTAAATGGAAGTTAAATCAGAATTTAATATATCACTTCATTATAGATGATGTATACTATTTCTTAGATAGTGATGATTTCTTACAACAGATAAATCTAGTACAAGATACTGATGAGAGTATTACTGAAGATGATGTTAATTATTTAGTACATTTAGATAACTATGTAGCTAATGTAACTGGTGGTGTATTTAATACTGGTACTAATATAACTACATTTAATACTACATGGTTAGCTGATGTATCATCAAGTACTAATGATGTAGCTATTATAGATGCTGATGGTAGGTATGGTAAAGGTACTAGAGATGGTAACGCTCTTGAAGTAGTAGGAGATTGGTCTAGTGCTACAGTAGATATAGGATTCTTATATGATTACGAAGTAGATTTCCCTACATTATATGTATCTTCATCTGATAATAATATATTTACTAGTGATGCTAATAGCTCTTTAGTTGTACATAGAATCAAACTAAACTTTGGTAAGGTAGGTTCTTATGAAACTACACTAACAAGTAAAGTAGGTAAAGATCCATATACTGAGATCTATGAATCTAATACACTAGATGCTTATGAAGCAGGAGATGCTCCATATTTATCAGAAAAAATTAAGACTATCCCAGTATATGAAAGAAATACAAACGTAGATATAACACTTAAATCAACTAACCCATCACCTGCTACATTACATTCAATGAGCTGGGAAGGGGATTATACCCAAAGATTTTATAAACGTGTCTAAATACATTCACCCAGTAACAATGGAGGCTGCTATAGAGGTAGCCTCTAATTTACGTCCAGAAGACCGCAGAGAGCTTGAAGAGGGTCACGGGCTAGATCCTATTGAAGAACTAAAACAACTAGCTTATGATCCATTCTGTGTGTATTTCACGGTCCCTAACGGCAAGGCTGCCGGAATGGCGGGCGTAGATACTAATGGTGCAATATGGATGCTGTGTACACCCGCAATTCATGAGTACCCAATTACATTTGCTAGAGAAGCTAAAAGGTATGTTGAGAGTAGAACAGAACCTTTGCTATGGAACATCGTTGACAAACGTAATACTGTTCATTTAAAACTACTCAAATTTTTAGGTTTTAAGTTTTTAAGAGAACTTAAATATGGACCTAACCAATTAACATTTATCGAGTTTTGCCGTGTGTGCACCTGATCCTAACGCTGGAGCGAGAGCTGCAGCAGAAGAAAAACAAAAAGAACGTCTTTACCAGTTTAAAGCTGACGGTATTCAATACTATAATAAAGAAACTACCTATGAGAAAAATAGGAAGTTTATAACTGGTACAGGATATTCTAGAGAGTACTCTGATATAATGAGTACTTTAGATACTGCTAGAGGTAAAAGTTTAGCAGCTAAAGAAGATATAGCAAGAGATTATTTTAGCCAACAATATGTAGACGAAGGAGGTGGAGCTAGAACTGCTGGTAAAGCAAATAGAATGGCTAGTTACTGGGCTAAACAATCAGAGTTAGATTCACAGTTAGAGAAATTATATGGTATTGGTAAAAGTAGAGCTTTAGTAGGTCTTAGGAGATCAACTAGATCTAAATTACAAAGTAACAGACAATCTCTTGGATTACCTCCAGTATTCGGAATGCCAACACAAATGCCTCCTAGAGATACTGCTGGTCAAATGTTGAATACAGTACAAACTGGACTTTCAATGGCTGCTTCTATAGTAGCCTTAACTGGTTCTGATATTAGACTTAAAGAAGATATAGAACAAGTAGATGTATCTCCTGATGGACATAAGATATACGAATTTAACTATAAGAATGATCCTACTAATACTAGGTATCGTGGTGCTATGGCACAAGATGTAGTTAAGATTGATCCTATGGCTGTAGGTATTCGTGATAATTATCTTACTGTTGACTATAGTAAAATTGATGTAGATATGGAGGTTGTATACTAATGGATGAATTATTTAATACTAGTAAAACTAATTGGCTAGAATTAGAAGCTGATCCAGCTAAAACAACTAATGCTGCTATTGAAGAAGTACAGAAGAAGAATGCTCAAATATTCGCAATGGCTATAGCTGAAGCTAGAAGAGCTGAAGATCAGAAGAGTAAACAGTATATGCAATTAGCTCAGATAGTAGGTCAAGGTACTAAACTAGTAGGTGATGTACAGAAATGGAAAGATGCTAAGGATGATTCTAAAGCATATGATGAAAGTAATGTACAAGGTGAAGAGGTAGATCCTGATCATTTACCTAAAGGACCAGATAAATGGGGTAGACCAGGTGGTGATCCTAACTGGGGTATTCCTCCAAAACAAGTAGAAAAAAATGAAAAGGAAGCAGCTAAAAACAAAGAGTACTTAGGTGAACTTAAGGAAACTGAAATAGGAATGGAAAAAGATAGAAATTCTTTTGTTAACAGTTACATAAATAATGAAGGACAAGTTACAGATAAAGAAGTAACAGCTATAGCTGGATCTAACATACAAGATCAGATAAAAAGTTATAATCGTAGTGCTGCTAGATTTACAGAAGAAAATTATAGTAGATTCATGATTCAAGCTGAAAGTGAACCAATACTTTTAAAAGGCATGGATCGTGGACCTATAAATGGTAGATGGACAATACAATCAGCTGCAGAAGCTGGAAGAAATGATATTGTAAAAAGATTAAAAAGTCATTATAGAGCTGTTTTTTTATCATTACCACAACTAGAAAATATTCCTAAACGTATTAAGTATAGAAAAGTTTTCCCAATAATGCAGGATGTTGATAAAAAAACTAGATTAGCTGCTAATGCTAAACTAGCTGAAAATTCTGTAAAAGACTACATAACTAGAAGAAGACAAGATTTATTAGGATGTGTATCTGGTGGAGATGGTTTAAGTTGCCTTGTTGGAACTAAAAATAATCCTAAATCTGGTCATGTATTTACTAATGAAGGTAATTTAGATGGTACTAAAGATAATACTAAAGGATGGCGTATAGCTATAGAAGATTTAGATTTTTTAGTAAAGAATGATTTACTTGATGATTCAGATATAGCACAAATTAGAGAAGGATTAATCTCTCCTAGAGGTGGTGGTAAGGATGTCTATCTGAATCAAATGAGTAATTTAGATTATTGGGATAAGCAATTAGCTAATTTAGAAGAAGAAGCTAGAAATGTTAAGTTTAAACAATTAGCAGCTAAAAAGAAAACTGGAATGGCATCTGCTAACGATGAAGCTATAGCTAAATTATTACAAGATAAAGCTGATGGAGTAAAAATAGATAATGAATATATGGATAATGTCTTAACTCAAATGCAAAAGACATTGCAAGATTCAGGTATATTAGTTACTAAAGAAGAGTTGAGAAGTATGGATAACTCAATAGATAAATACAATACTTTTGAAGAAATGTCTGATGAAAATATAACTGAAACTATAGATAAGTTAATAAAGAATGATGTAGCTATTCCAAATGCAGATGCTATGTTAGTACAGATAGATGACCCAGAGTTATATAAAAAGTATACTAAGAAAGTAGATGAGCATAGAGTTAGATTGTCTCTTGTTGATGCAGATGATGCTAAAAAATTCAATGCTTTTGTATTGCCTACAATTAATTCTTATTTGAAACTTACACAAACTACAACTCTTAAGACTCCAGAAAAAAGAGATCTTATTGATAATGCTTTGAAAATATATAAAGAGAAAGTTGCCGCAACTCAGGAAGATCTTGGATTAGATAAAGCTAAAATGTTAGCCAGAGATGAGATAGAAAAAGAGATAGCAGCTGCTGCAAAGAACGTCGAAGATTTACCTGGTAAATACACAGAACGTTCAATTACTGAAGTAGATAAACCTCAAATAAAACGAATTCAGTCTACCAGAAAATATATTAAGAACACACCTAATGCTATTACAGATAATAAACCTTGGGCTATAGAAACACCTGAAGTTATACAACAAAGGAAAGATTATTTAGCTGGTAAAGCAGCACCACCTTTAGAATATATATTAATGAGTAATGAATTTCCTAATCATACATATCATTCTTTAATGGAAACCAGAGAAGCAATTGATCCTAAAGATGATAAAGAAGGATTCGAAGGTAAGGAAGTAGACGCAGAAGAAGTAAAAGCTAAGATTAATAATGCAGATAAATTAACAAAGAATAATACACCTCAAAGAACTTTCACAGCACTCACTAGTAATGATATCAACCAAGTATTAGATATAGCTAGGAAGACAGATGATGTTAATAGTCTATTACACGCTAACCTAGACTCAACACTAGCATCTCCATTAGAAAGATTAGGTTTCGATAGACCACTATCTGAATTATCAGTTGATGAAATCAGAGGATTAGTTAATGATGATAGCTTCCACGGTTTCTCTGATTCTAAATTTGGTTTATTTAGTATACCAGGTAATCAACTTAAAACAATCTTAGAAAGAGAAAGTATAGATGGTGATAGATTATTTGATGAAGATCTTCAAAACGAACTAGCACTTCTTAATATCAGATATAAAGCTAATCAAGCTAATTCTTTAAGTACTATAAGTACTGAAAATACTAGACTAACTAATATATCTAAAAGAGAGCAGAAAGAATTTCTTGAGATAATGGGTATTTTATCTGGTGATAAAGATTCAAAAGAAATAGAAAAAACAGCTGAATGGGAATTCTTAAACTCACCTTTTAATCAACTTGATGTCTTAATACCTGCAGTACAATCTGAAGTAATACAGAAAGATCCTTCTAAATCTACTGGTATTGATTGGAAAGGAGTTGGTTGGCCTTTTGTCGGTATATATCAAGGTATGGATGAAAGACATAAGAAACAAGTAAAAGAAATAAGAGAAGAAGGAGAAAGAATCAAAGAAGCTTGGAAGAAAAAAGAAGAAATGTTCCCTACAAAATAACAATTACTAAGGTAATATGGACCCAGAATTAGAACAAAATAAAGATCCGTTTGAGGTTACAGATGAAGAATTTAATCAATCTGCTGTAGGTCAAACACTTCAAAGATTAGAAGAGTTAGCAGGTGAAGAAGAGCAGCAAGAAATAGCTGATCAACAAGAGGCTGCTGAACTAGTCGATCCAAGAGAAAAAGAGAAGTGGGATGCTAAGGCAATTGGAAAAGAAATCTCTACTATTATACCTGGAGGTCTCCAAGATACTGCCACTTCTATAGCCACCTTTCCTGAGCGTACAGCTGATGCTATCTCAGGTGAAATGCAACGTGAGAAAAAAGAAAAAGGAAGTTATGCACCTGAATGGGACCCATTCGGGTCATACTCCAATCCAATTGTAACTAAAACATGGTGGGGTAATCTTGCTAGAGGTGTAGTTCATTTTGGTTCTATGGCTGCTGCTATTATACCTACTGCTAAAGTAACACTTGGTAGAACAGCATTAGCTACTACTGGTATAGCTGCTAATAGTTTAGTTAGAGCTGCTGGAATTGGTGCAGTATCTGATTTAGTATCTAAAGAATCAGACGGACATAACGCTCTTGGTATGCTAAGAGAAAGATATGGACTTATGGATACTCCTCTTACTACTAAAGATACTGACCATCCTTTATGGATGAAGTTTAAGAATATAGTAGAAGGAATGGGTATTGGTCTTGTATTTGACGGTGCTACAATTCTACTAGGTAAAGGTAGTCGTAAAGTAAGAAACGTAGTAAACGAAAGAAAACAAAGCATTGATCTTCAAACTAACAGAAAGGCTATACAAGAAGTAAGACGTAACGAATTTGGATTTAGAGGTAGTAAAAATAAATCAATTGCTGATTCATGGCAAGCATCTCATACATCTGAAACTGATCCCTTTATTGTTTGGGAGAATCAGAAGAAGATTAGAAAGAACTGGGATGCTGAAGATGGTTCAGCTGGTACTGTTACTACACCAATACAAAGAGAACGTATTGCACGGGAAGCTGACATTAGTGAAGATTTAGTCGACGAAACCTTACAAAAACTACTAAGTAGTGAGAAGTATCAAAGAGTATTAAGAGATGTAGGTGGTAGTAGAAAGAGATTAGTTGAAGTATTCGGTGATTCTATAGCAGCACATCAACGCATAACACAAGGCAGAAATGCCGCTGACATGTCTGCAAATGAATATTTACAAGAAATATTTGATTCGGCTGATATATTTGATTCAGGTACTCCTGATCAGATTTCTACAATTACCAGTAGAAATGTAGTTGTTACTGATTTAGTAGTAGGTACATTACTACAACAACTAAGAGATTTAGGTATAGCTGGTAGAGAGATTGCTGATTTTGCTGATTTAACAGATATTGATGGACCAGCAGAACAGATTGTAGATACAATGTTAACTGCTTTAACTGAAACTAAAAGAGCTAGGATTGTTAAATCACAGAACTTTAGAGAATTAGGTGCAGGTAAACGTAGATATCTAGAAGAAACTCTTTCAGCTGACATGAAAGATACTAGAGAATCTATCCAATCTATCTTAAAGATAGCTGGAGATGCTGATAAGAACGGAGAAGGAGATTTATTAATGGCTTTATTTGAAGCATTTTCTTCAATGAAGGATGTTAACTCTATTGATGACTTTGATGCATGGGCAAGGAAAATGATCAAAGGTGGTGAAATTGAAGGTAAACCTCAAACAGGTGCTCTAATAAGAGAACTTCAAGGTGTGATGATTCATAGCATTCTCAGTGGCCCTAAAACAGCCATGAGAGCTATTATGGGTACAAGTACCGCAACCTTCCTTAGACCGATGTCACAGACGATTGGAGCAGCCATTCGTTTACCATTTACAGGAGATACTGCTACACTGAAAGCTGGATTAGCACAATTACATGCTATGATACAAGCTGTTCCAGAATCTTTTGATCTATTTAAAAGTAGATTAAATTCTTATTGGAGTGGTGATTTAGCTACTGTTAAAACTAGATTCGCTGAATACACTAGAGGTGATGATAACTGGGAAGTATTAAGAAGATGGGTTGAAAGCCCTGAATCTGGTGCTACTACAGGAGATAGAGTATGGTTTAATCTAGCTAACTTTGCTAGATCAATGAACAATAATAGTTTCTTTTCATACTCAACTAAATTGATGGCAGCTACTGATGATTCTTTTGCTTACATTTTAGGTAGAGCTAAGATGAGAGAGAAAGCATTAAGATCTGCTATGGATGCTAAGAGTAAAGGTGTTCTTACAGCTTATAGTGAAGTAACTCCTGACTTAGTTAGAGTATATGAAGAAGACTTCTATCGTGAAATATTTGATAGTCAAGGTAATATACTTGATAAGGCTACAAAATTTGCTAAAGAAGAAGTTACACTTACTAGAGAATTAACTGGATTTGCAGCTGGTCTTAACCAAGTATTCCAAGCTAATCCATGGGCTAAACCTTTCTTCTTATTCGCTAGAACTGGTATCAATGGACTACAATTAACTGCTAAACATACCCCTGGATTTAACTTCTTAGTTAAAGAGTTTAATGATATAGCATGGGCTAATCCAAATAATCTAGACGATGTTGCTAAGTATGGAATTACTAATGCAGACGAGTTAGCTAATGCTAAGGCATTGCAAACTGGTAGATTAGCTATGGGTAGTGCTCTTATATTTATGGCATCTCAAGCTTGGATGAGAGGAGATTTAACAGGTAGTGGTCCTGTTGATAGACAAAAAAGACAAGCATGGCTAGATGCTGGATATAGACAAGATGAAATTACTGTAGGAGGTATTAGTTTTAATCATACATCAATAGAACCATTCTCATCAATCTTGCAAACAGTAGCTAATATTGGTGATGCTAGTCAATTAATGGGTCCAGAATGGACAGAAAAGAATTTACTTAAAGTTAGTTTATTAATAGCTCAAGGTTTAACTAGTAAGTCTTATCTTGCTGGTATGCAGCAATTCGTTGATTTAGTTGGAGGTAGACCTGGACAAATTAGTAGAATAGCTGGTAACTTAGCTAATAATATAGTACCTTTAGGTGGTTTAAGAAATGAATTAGGTAAACTATTTAATCCTCATTTAAGAGAATTGAACTCAGGTATATTTGATGCTATAAGAAATAGAAACTTACTTAGTGAAAGAGTAGCATCTGAACCATTACCACTTAAATATGATTTACTTAATGGTCAACCTATTAAAGATCATGATCCTATAACTAGGATGTGGAATGCTGTATCTCCTATTAATTTTAACTTTACGCATAGCCCTGGTAGAACATTACTATTTAATAGTGGATATGATTTAAGACAATCTACTTATTATGCTCCTGATGGAACTAATTTAACTGATTCACCACGTATTAGATCACAGTTTCAAAAAGCTATAGGTGATCAAAATTTAGAATTAAAATTAAATAAGTTAGCTAGAAATAAAAAGATCTTAGCATCTTTAGAACAGATGCAGAAAGATATACAATCTGGTCAGAGAGCTGATTTCCAACCTAGAGACTACTATCATAATAAAGTAATAGATAACTTATTTAGAGATGGAAGAAGGATTGCTTGGGCATCTATAATGAATGAAACTAACATCAGAGAAGAAGTAGAGAAACAAAGAAAACAGAAAGTTAAGCGTCAATTAAAGACACAAGAAACAGCAAATATTCTAAATATGTATAAATAATTATGGCTACAACATCATTCACGATAACTAACTTCACAGCTAATGGTAATGAACAAACTCTTACTAACCAAGCTGGTGAAGTACAAGTAGTCACTAATTACTTTCCATACTTAAGAGATGCTGATGTTAAAGTTTCTGTTAAAGCTGCTGGTGCATCTAGTTATACTCAAAAGGATATAGTTACTCATTGGACAATAAATGATAGTAAACATATTGTCTTTAAAGAGAATGTATTAACTGGTAGTGTTGTCTATTCTGTATTAGTTAGAAGAGATACAGATATAACTTCTTCTAGAGTTAGCTTTCAAACTGGTTCTTCTGTTAATGCTGGTGATCTAAATACTAATTCTACACAACTTAGATACTCTATAGAAGAGTTAGATCCTAATACAACTGTATCTACATCTGAAATAGCTATAGCAGATGATGCAGTAACAACTGCTAAGATATTAAATGATAATGTTACTTATGCTAAGTTACAAGATATAGGTACAGCTAATAGAGTATTAGGTAAAGCTAGTACTGGTACTGTTGAAGAAGTACAGATAGTTGAAGCAATGATTGCAGATAATGCAGTCTCTATGGCTAAATTATCTAGTGGAACTTTACCTACTGACATAGTTGTTAATCAAGATAACTTAGCTTCTAATTCAGTAACCTTAGCTAAGTTAGCTAGTGCTCTAGTAACCTCACTACAATCTCCTGTAGGTACTGTCATCTGGTATGCAGGATCAACTGCACCAGCGGGTTATTTAAAATGTAATGGAGATGCAATTGCTAATGGTAGTGGTACTACTCAAAGCATAACAACTGACTTCTCTGCTCTATATGCAATAGTTGGAGCTAATTTACCTGACCTACGAGGTGAATTCATAAGAGGTTGGGATGACGGTAAAGGTACCGATAGTGGTAGAAGTATAAGAACTTCTCAAGGAGATCAAAATGAAGCACATACCCACTCATTTAGTGGATCAGGTTCATCGAGTCATACTCATAGTTACTCAAGATTAAACAGTACAGATGATGAGGATAGAGGTATTCCTATAGGTAGTGGTGGTGATGCAGGTTCATCATTTGGGACTCAAACTACTCAGTCTGCAACTGTAAGTTTATCTATATCTGGAAACACAGCAAGTTCTGGTGGAGAATCAAGACCAAGAAACATAGCCCTTTTAGCATGTATTAAATATTAATTATGGCAATACAAGAAACATTTACACAAACAAGCGGCTTGTACTCCGCTAATAATAGAGAGTTCACTATATCCTCCGCTGATAGTACTGGGTTTGATTTCTTAAAGACATCAGATGTTAAAGTATACTTAACAATTGGAGGGACTAAAACATTAAAGATAGAAACTGATGATTATACTTTAGATAAAGCTACTAAGAAGATAACATTTGTTCCCAGTCATGCAGTTCCGCCTACAGATTCTGTAGTAACTGCACAAAGAGTTACAGCTGTATCTGAAGCTATCAATACATTCCAAGCTGGATCAGCTGTTACAGCATCAGCTTTAAATGATAGTTTAAATCAACTGAGATTTAATATACAAGAATATGGTACATTAACTAATTCAGGTAGTCTGAGTGATACCGATAAAGGACATATAACAGTATCTAATTCTGGTAATACATGGACTATTGATGACGGTGCAGTTACTAGTGCTAAACTAGATACTAATATAGATATTGCTGGTACATTAGATGTCACTAGTAATAGTGTATTCGACGCTAATGTAAATATTAAAGGTGATAATAAAACCTTTACTATAGAAAAAGCAGATGGTACTGATAAATTTACAGTAGCTAGTCAGACAGGTAACACAACTGTTGCAGGTACATTAGGAGTTACAGGTGCTACAACACTAACTGGAGCTTTAGCAGCTAATGCTGGTATTACAGTAGATACTGATAAGTTTACTGTAGCTGATACAACTGGTAATACAGTAATTGATGGTACTTTAAACGCTAAAGGAGAAGTAACAATTGATACAGGTATAGTTCCAGATGTAGATGAAGGTGCATATATTGGTACCGCACCTAAACCTTTTTCTGAAGCACATATAGGTGAAATTAGAATAGCAGATTCAACTAATGATGGAGAAATTGATACAGTTAGTGGTAATTTAACTCTGGATTCTGCAGGTGGTACAACAACAATTGATGATAATTGTGATGTTACTGGTAAATTAAATGTAACAGCTGGTCCTCTTTGTTTAGGAGATGGTTCAGAATTAACTATATCTAGTGGATCTATTACAGTTACAACTAGTTTTCATCAAGTTGATACTGAAAGTGATTCAGATCCTGATAATCTAGATAAAATAGAATGTGCTTCATATACTAAGGGACAACTACTTGTACTACGAAGTTCAGCTAATGCCCGTGACGTTCAAGTCAGAGATAATCAACATCCTGGTGAGTCTTATAATATAAGATGTGGTGGTGGTGGTACTATCGACTTAGCTGATGAACGTGATACTATAACTTTTATCTGGGATGATCAGTGGTTAAGAGTTTCATCCAATTTTAACTAATTAACAATTCCATCCACCGTTTAATAACAAATCAAAAATGACATACAGAACATTTGACGGGACATCGCAGTCTGAAACGGTGA